AATAATAAATTTTGATTTGCAAGATGAGAAAGCTGAGAATATATTAAAAACAGCAGAACAATTATGTATAGGCTTTGATATAGATGCTATATGTGAAAACGTAAAAACGAAATTGACTGTAAATATAAGTTGCACATCTTATCAGAAAGTAGGTAAAATTTCTTTCAAAGCCAGAAAGGAATGCTATATAAAAAATTCCAATTCTTTTCTACACAAAGCAGAAATTATTTAGAATTTACCAACCATCAATATTCGGTGGTTGGTATTTTTTTACGCATTTTTAAGGAGAAAGGAACGAAACATAATGGCTAAATTTATTATTGAAGTGGAACTGGACTGGGTAGACGAGGAAAACGGATACACTATTGATGAAGAAATCAAAGAACAGGTTGTAAGAGGTGTCAAGGATGCACTTCTTAGGAAAGCAACAGATGAAGCTGTACAGAGAGTGGATAAAGCTATTGCAGATAAGATTCTCGAAGCAGAAGGAACGATTCAAGATACTGTAGACAAATTTGTTAAGACCGTATCAGAAGAAAAGATTGCAAATATCATGATGCCGACAAGAACAGGTTCATGGAGTAGTGATGTAAAATACATTCCATTGTCTGAATATGTTGGAAAGAGATTTGAAGCATTTTCTAAGGAAAAAAGGTATGACAAATACGGAAATACTACCACCTATTCGAGTGAGCGAGAATTATCTATGGCTGAACTACTCACACGGCAATATCTTGAAAAAGAACTTGGTGCAAAAGTAGAAAATATGATTGCTACTGCAAAAAGAGAAGTGGAAGAAAGTCTTGTGAAGTCACTGGAACAGAAATTAAAAGAAAATCTTGCGAAAGAAACGATCGAGAGAATGAATATCCCTGATGTTTTGAAGAGGTTTAGTGAGATGGCACTTGAAGATAAAACGGAATAGATGGATGGGAGAAAAACCGAATTATGAGAAGTTATATGGTTAAATTGCCGAGAGGTATTGAAGTAGATATTTTCGACCTTCCGGAAGATTTTGAAGAGCAGATAAAAGAATCTTTCAGAGATTATACAGAGGAAACCGCAAAAGAATATAGGTATTGCGACAAGCTTGGATATATTGATCGTTGTGTATGGTATCTGAATAATGGCAAAGATTCTGAAGATGCCGTAAATGAAATGGTCGAGGGACGTATCCTTTATGAGTGGAGAGAAAACGGAGAAATCATACAGGAAGATGATGTGTACTGTTTTGAATTCATGAGCGAATGCTATGACAGAGGAAATAAAGATGCAAAGCTGTATTCTCACTTCGGCGGTGATGACCATCACATTTACGATCAGATTCAAAAAGTGTTGGTAAAAGTAATTACAATTGTAATGAATTATGAGGAATAAATTATGACAGAACAGGAGAAACAAGAAATCATTGCGGAAGTTAAGGCTTCCGTGATGGATGAGCACAGATGTGTATGTAAACCGATTATACTTAGGAGATATCCTAATTTTTTCAATTACATTCAGTATAAGTGCACACAATGTGGAGCAGAGACAGTGACAGATGCAGAGCATCAAAGTGTTAACTATTGTAGCGCATGTGGTTGCAAACTAGATTGGAGCGGTGAAGATGAAAATTGTAAAAGGTAAAGAACAGGAATATAAAGACTGGTATGAAAAAAACAGTGATCCATACGGTAGAGCGTGTTTTACATATGCTGAAAGATGGGCTGGAATGATGGAAGAGAAGATAAAAGCATCGGAAGAAGACGAAATGAAAGTTATTGTTGATAATGCAAAGCAGCTGAGCTATGAAGCGGATAAAGAAGGAATTACAGGATTTATGTACGGAGCAGCTGTCAGTATTCTTTCTCAATACTGGGAATACGGAGAATGTCTAAGAAAATGGCACAACAAAGATTATGGATATGACGGTAACGGCGTTGTAAATCCGGCAGTTATAACTGTTTAGTTGGAAAGGATAGCGAAGATGAATGGTAAAGACTTTATAAGAGCGCTTGAAGAAGCCATGCTAAAAATAGAGCTGTCAAATAAACACATTTTATTTATGCATCCTGAAGATATCGCAATACTTGATTTGGACAAGGTGAGCAACGCTATATATCTTGTTGAAGAAAGAAGATTGGAACATGGGAAAGTGATAGCGATTACAGATGAAAAATTGAAAAGAACTGTATTGGATGCAATCAAAAACAATAAAGTGAAGTATCACAGAGGAAGAAGGAGATAAAGTGAGAAGAGAATCACTGATTCATAAAATCTTGAGGAAACTCGGTTTTATCAAGGACATTGAGGATGATAGGAAATTGAAAATGGAGATGTGCGAAAGAGCAATAAAGGCAAATGTATGTCCTGAGGATTGCGACATGTGCGCATGGAATACGAAAGGTGGAGTTAGTTATGAGAATCATTAGTCAGGACGAAGAGTTTGATTTACCTTACGAGGAAACAACGATTCACGCTTTTTCCGATGGAAAAGTAATTGCGTATTCGTTAAATGACTTGGGAAATAACGATTTTATTACAATGGCGAAATATTCCACCAAAGAAAAAGCAATCAAAGCTATGGAAATGTGCAGAGAAAAGTATCTTTCAAGAATGGAGCTCGATGGTGGCTATGACACTGTAAATGGTTGCTATGTTCAGCCTAATTACTGGGTATTGCCTAAAGTATTTCAGTTTCCAGCAGATGATGAGATTTAGAGAGCGAGGAAGAAATGAAAGAGCCAAGCGAAAAGAAAGCGATCATCAAAAAGCTGATGAAACAGGGAAAGACATATAAGCAGATTTCGGAAGAGACTGGAATTTCCTATAGCACTATCAGCATATACGCCGGTCAAATTAGAAGGAAAGAAAGAGAAGCACATAGCTTCAACGGAAACAGACATCTTTGCATGACATGTAAATACAGAGCATCTGACGCAAGAAAAGGCTGCGACTATATTTTAATCACTGACCATGAACGTGGTTGTGATCCGTCGGAATGTACAAAGTATGAAAAAGGAGTGAGATATCGTGAGATTAAGACCAAAGGTAAAAGCAAGTGAGTTTGCGAGATTCGGATTCAAGCCTTGCCGAGGACTTCCGAAAAGCGCAGAGAGTTACTATCTCTGCGTGAAGAACGGACACAGAGTGATGTTTGTGGACAGTAAGCGTTTTACTGAAACTGAATGGCCGATAAAGGATGCACGAATCCACAAGAACGCAAATTGCAGATACAGTGACAAGCGGACAGCAACCGAGATTGAGTGTGAATTGGTTGTGAATGGCTTGCTGGAAGAGGTGAGAGAATGAAGGAAAGATTAACAACCTATCACTGCGGTAAAGCAGTGATTAAGGACAAGAACAAGCTGTCAGAAGCGATGGAGAAGTTAGCGGAGTTTGAGGAAAAAGAAAAATGTGGAGAATGGCTTGATGCTATCGAACTTGCGAAAATTGCTATTGCACTGCAAAGTCAGAAGTGGATTCCATGCAGCGAGAGGTTGCCGAAAGAACGTGACAGCATATTTGCAAGATGGAAAGGCACTGATAAATGGAATAAAGGAATGTTCGAGAAGATATCAGCTACTGTGATTGCGATTGTAGAGTATAGCAACGGTGAAATGGCGTCGGCACCGGCCTGTACAAGAGACGGTAAATGGAGATGCGATTGTATTATAGGTGATAACGGTAAGGTCATTGCGTGGATGCCGTTACCGAAACCGTATAAGGAGTGAGATTGATGAAAGTTCATTTTGGGGAGAAACCTAAATATATTAGATTTGATGGAAATGATATATTTGTAAGTTTTGATTCGATATATTGGATCTATTACGGAACACTTGACGAGGAGCGAGATCGATGAGACTAATTGATGTAGATGCAGAAATCGCAAGAATTGAAGAAGAGATAATGAAATTGACAAAAGCAATACAGGGATGGCAAGCGAGAAAATTTGAAGAAAGCACACTATATGATATAGATGCAAAAATTCAAGAATTACAAAATAACAGAACTAACTGTAGAGTTGAAATCCGAACATTAAGGAATTACAAAACAGCGTTTGATGTTGAGAAAGTCGTTGAACAGTTGAATGAGCTGTTAGAAGAGAAAACAACAGATAGTGGAGACGATTGGTACACAGCAGAATGCTTGAGCAAAGCAATTGAAATTGTGAAGCGAGGTGGAAGAGATGAAGATTATTGGAAATAAAGAAAGTGTTAATCAAATATCATTAACACATAAAGGTATAAATGCTAGATTTAATTGTTTTATGAAACCATTTCCCTACTGTAATGATATTGACACATCTAATCCTGAAATGATCGAGATAATATTTAAGGATTCTTACGAAATAGACAACCTAATAAATGTATTAGAAAAATTTAAAAAAGAATGTTTTGGACATTTGGGAGAGTGGAGATAATACTATGAAAAATAAAGAGCAGACAAATGCTTGTTACGGTTGCTTTGGAGCTGCAAATGGTGATTGTGATGAGTGCGCTAAGGATAGGAGTAATAAGGATGAAGAATAAAGAGAAGTATGCAAAAGAGATTGTGGAGATTGCTTGCAAAGGACACGATTTTAGGGTTGATAAAAATACGAATGAAGTTGCGGATTGCTGTGACGCTCCATGTGCAGCTTGTTTGTTTTTGGAGATGAACGACTGTGACAAGGCAAGAAGAGAGTGGGCAGAGTCAGAGTACATCGAAAAGCCAGTGACAGTGATAAGCAAGAGGGACAGAGTGTTTTTGGAGTATATCAGAGAAAGGTATAAATATATTTCAAGGGATGAAAACGGTAATCTGTTTGCATATGAAACACAACCAAGAAAAGTGGGAACGTGTTGGAATACGAACAGTTTGATTTGCAAGAGTTATTTATATTTGAATCGACACTTCAATGTTGATTTTCCAATGATTAAATGGGCAGACTCCGAACCGTGGCTTATCGAGGATCTGAAGAAGTTAGAGGTGGTTGACAGTTATGAGTAAAATCCCAAAAGAAATAGTAGACAAGATTGAGCAGAGAAATAAACTCAATGAAGAAATAGAAACATGGTGCAAAGAAAATCTTGATATGGATGGAATGTGTTCAGACTGTGCGGATATTACAAATCATCACACTGGTGATGAACAAAGGAATAACGGATGCAGAGAATGGTGCGAACAATGGACTGGATGCTGCGAAGATGATTATCACGGTCATTATTACTGGGAAACAGAGTATCCGAAAAAATATCTGCACATGGAATTTTGGGTTTAAGAGTTGGAGGTAATTGAGAATTATGAATAGAGAAATACTTTTCAGAGCGAAACATATTCATACAATGGATAGTAACGAGCATCTTAATGGAACATGGGTGCATGGCTACCTTAGTGACGAGAATTATATCTATGATAAAAGCCTTGAGGGTGAATTTCTGGTTGATGAAAATACGATTTGTCAGTATACAGGATTGCATGACAAGAACGGCAAAAGAATATGGGAAAACGATATCCTGATGTGTCACGACAATCCGAAAGATCTTGTAAAAGCAGTATTAGGAGAGTTTGACGTCATAGAAGTGGAAAGCGAAGAAGTAATAGACAGTGTAATTGGATGGCATTATGAAGTGATTCCAACGGATGAATTAAGTAAATGCGAGCCGTTCTGTTATTCGATGCCACTTACGGATACGTATATCAAGTTAAATGAGATGGAAGTTGTCGGCAACGTATGTGACAATCCCGAACTGTTAGAAGAGGAGAATGTGCATGGAACAGATTAAGCTAGGCTTGAGAATCGCAAGCATTGTGGTTGGGATAATCGGTTATAGTGCGATATGGATGTGGCTGATTAATAATCGCCGGAACGAAAACAGTGAACTTGCGTGGGCATTATGGAAATGCTTTCATGCAGTTGTGATTGCTCTTGCGTTTCTTTGGGCTTGGTTTTAGGAGGATAAGAATGTTAGATGATAAATGTTGTGGAACGTGCAAATGTCCAGTGTGCGGAGGGATAACGGATACTCCGACAGAAGTAATAGAAGAATGCATTCAATATTGCGGTTGGTGCGGTCAGAGATTGGATTGGAGTGATGAACAGTGAAAAGAAGTACAGACAGAAGAAGATGCCCGGCAGAGATTAAAGCAAATCTGCAAAAGCATTATGGTGGAATGGCAGAAAGACCGGTAGACAAGAAAGCAAGCGAAGAGTTTAACCGTCCGGCATATCAAGCAAGGAACCTGATAAGAACACAAGGCGAGTATTTACAAGAAAATCCGAACGAATGACTGACAAGAGTTGGGATAGATATAAAAGCATGCGTGGGAGGTGGATACCATTGAGCGTGAGAGAGACATATCTGAGTGATTACGGCATCACTCATGAGCAAGGGAAGAAGATTATTGACTACTGCAGGAAAGCCACTGGATATGAGCAAGTCCTTCTTCTTCAAAGCTGCCAGAACGTAAAGCCGGAGATAGCAAATTTCCTCTTCATTAATCTGACAACAGGACTTGGATATGACAACATTTGCAAGAGGGAGTACATCCCTATGCAGCGGAAAGACTTCCAGGGATACAGACGAAAGGTGATTGAAGAGTACAACAGATTAATGACATTACTTGGAAGACCAATAATCTAAAAAGTTAAATATGGGTACAACGGAAAATTCCTCATAATCTACAATAGTTATAAAGACTATGTAGAAGGTGAGGAATTTTTTATGTATAGAAGTACACAGAACTACGAAAATCAACAGAAGATGCTATTTGATGGTGTTGGCGAATATGGAATACCACAGATAGAGCCTACATCATACAATCCATGCGAATTCCTATCATTCAACTATGCGAAAAGCTGTAAGGATAGAGCGGATCATGGAATCCATTTCTTTATTGATGATTACCAGTTTAACAGATTATGGACACAGCCAGATACTTACATCAACATGTTACAGGACTTCAAGTGTGTAATGAGTCCTGACTTCAGCACGTATACAGATTTCCCTAAAGCATTACAGCTGTATAACCATTTTAGAAAGCACTGGATTGGTGCTTATATGCAGATGCATGGGATTGATGTGATACCTACAATCAGTTGGAGTGATAAGGAATCATTCTCCTGGTGCTTTGATGGTGAACCGGTTGGTGGAACTGTTGCAGTATCCAGTGTTGGTGTAATGAACAGCAAAGAGAGAAAGAAATTGTTTCTTGAGGGATACAATGAAATGATGTCAAGGCTTCAGCCGGAAACAATCATCTTTTACGGAATGATACCGGATGAGTGCCAGGGCAACATAGTAAAGATTAAATCGTTTGGAGAATCACTGACGGAAAGGAAGAAAAATGGGCGGTAGAGGATCAAGTAGTGGAATCGGTGGTGGTGTTGCTGCATTTGACATTGATATGGGCGGTGGAAGCAGATCACATTTTGTTGTGAGAAACGGGAAGACATATAGAGAAACAGGAGATGCTGTTAATATGTCGGCAAGCCAGCTGATTAAAAATGCAAAGAAACAAGGGTATGATGTAACAACATACAATGCTAGTCAGCAGAAAGAACGAGAGTCCAAAAGAAAAGAAGACAGAAAAAAGGCGGATAAGTTTTTGAATGAACAGTGGTATAAAGCAGGTCCTAAACCGAAAAAAGGTATGAAGGGACACTAGAAAAATCAATTCATTCAGTGAAAAGTTGATGGAAAGGAAAAAAGATAAATGGGCGGTAGAGGAAGTACAAGTGCCATTGGGGGCGAACCAGTCTCTAAGATGGGAGCAAAAATATTCTATAATGCAGCAAAGAAAAGTGATGCTTTGCGAGGAAATGGAACGGTAAAGAAAGACAGTAAACTTGAAAGAGCTGCACAGAGTGGAAAGCTCGACTTCATTGATAAAATCGACGGAGTGAAAGAAGCTACAAGAGTTAGACATTATTATATTGACCGTTTAAATGAGTTGCAAAGGCAGATTGCAAAACTTGGAAGCGCAGATGCATTGTACAAAAATCAAAAACTCGCAAGAGAATATAAAAATATGCTGACAGCAAACAATAAGATTGCGGACAAGATGCGTGAGTATTCGAAACCGATTGAAAAGGGAAATACTGATGCGTACCATGATCCTAATAGAACGACCACCACTTACGATCGAGCCAGAAAGAGAAGAACAGAGAATTTCTTTGCATGGTGGAATGGAAGTGGAAAGAAAAAGTAACATAGTGGACTTAAATATGGGTACAACGAAAAGATTTCATTCAGTTACAATGGTATAAGAGACATTGTATCATGCATGGAATCTTTTGTTTTGGAGGTAGAAAGGTGAATCTCAATGGAATATCCAAGAAACTACAGAGAGCAATCTTGCAGACAGGCTTGATCATAAAGTACAGTCAGAGACAATTCTATTCAGCTGAACAGAACAGACTCATCAACATCTATATATTATCTACTCCGGCACTAGGAAGAGACAGGCATGGAGAGTGGAAAGAGAAGGACCTGGAACTGATCAGAACAACATCACAGCTTGAAATAGTGAATTGTCTGAAAGATATATGGGATGAGGTGAAACCATGAGGATTGCCAACAGAGAAATAACAGATGAATGCACGCACTGTGGGAACATCTTGCAGTGTGAACTATTCCGTCAAGGACATGGGATACATACAGAGAGGACGAATGTACTACAGATGATTAAGTGTCAAATGGAACACAGGGAGAAAAGAGACAGTAAAGAAAAGGGTGGTGGTTAAATGTGCCTAAGGATAAGCTAACACCTAAGCAGAAAAAGTTCTGTGATGAGTACCTGAAACTGGGGAACGCAACACAGGCCGCAAAGAATGCCGGATACAGTGAAAAGACAGCAATGAGCATGGGCGGTGAGAACCTTCGCAAACCACAGATTCTCGACTATATCAACGCTAGACAGGAGCAAATCGCAAGTAAAGACATAGCAGATATTGAGGAAATCATGAAGTATCTAACTGATGTCATGCGAGGGAAAATCAAAGATCAGTTCGACCTAGATGCATCATTGTCTGAACGAACCAAAGCAGCACAGGAACTTCTGAAACGTAACGTTGACGATAGGAAGATGAATCTTGAGCTTGCAAAACTGGAAGCACAGTTTAAAGACAATGGATCTGATGAAGATGCAAAAGACAACTTCATGGATGCACTGAATTCCACGGCGAGTGAGGTGTGGACAGATGATGAATAACTTTGAGGAGAGATTATCTTCTGTCCGGCAAGGAATTATGAAACGTGCTGCTGCCATGAAAGAGAAAGCTAAGAAACAAGGATTTGAGTTCAAGCCTTTCTCAATAAAGCAGAAACAGGTGTTGACATGGTGGTGTCCTAGCAGTCCGGTAAAGGACAAAGATGGAATCATAGCGGACGGAGCAATCCGAAGTGGTAAGACACTGTGCATGTCACTGTCCTACGTGCTGTGGGCAATGGAAAGTTTCAACCAACAGAACTTCGGTATGGCTGGAAAGACAATCGGATCATTCCGAAGAAATGTACTCTTCTGGCTGAAGCTGATGCTGAAAAGCCGAGGATATCAAGTTGTGGATCATAGATCAGACAATCTGATTGTAGTAAGCAAGGGAGATACACAGAACTTCTTCTACATCTTCGGTGGTAAGGACGAAAGGTCACAGGACTTGATTCAGGGTATCACCCTTGCCGGTATGTTCTTCGATGAGGTTGCTCTGATGCCAGAGTCATTTGTCAACCAGGCAACAGGACGATGCTCTGTTACCGGTTCGAAGTTTTGGTTTAACTGCAATCCGAACAGTCCAAGACATTGGTTCAAGGTTAATTGGATTGATAAGTGTGATGAGAAACGCATCATCTATCTGCATTTCACTATGGACGATAATCTTTCACTGTCTGAGCAGATTAAGGAAAGATACCGGAGCATGTATGTAGGTGTGTTCTTCAAGCGTTATATCTTAGGATTGTGGTGTGTGGCTGAAGGACTTGTCTATTCCATGTTCGATGAAGAAAAGCATGTTACTGACGAACACATGAGTGGAGCATTGGAATACATCGTGTCAATCGACTATGGTACGGTCAATCCATTCTCGGCCGGTCTGTGGGCATTCGATGGGAAGAACTCACAGCGTGAAGCTGAATTGTACTACAACAGTAGAGAAGCCGGCAAGCGTGTAGATGATGAAGCCTATTACAAGATGCTGAAAGAACTGATCGGAGACAGAAAAATATCATGTATCATCATAGATCCATCCGCAGCATCGTTTATCGAAGTAATTAAGAAGTACGGAGAGTACACCGTGAAGAAAGCAGACAATGATGTACTGGACGGAATTCGAGTAGTCACAACGATGCTCAACAAAGGACTCCTAAAGATATATAAGGATTGTACAAGCTGTATTAATGAGTTTGGTCTGTACTGTTGGGATGAGGAAAAGAACAATGATACAGTCATTAAAGAGAATGATCATGCGATGGATGATACGAGATATTATGTCTACACATTCTTACGTAGGCGGTTAAGGTGGAAATATTAATGGGACTAATACAAAAAATTAAGGCGGTATTTAACAGAATGTTTGGAGTTAATGAAGTAAAAGATATATTTGGAATAGAGGTTAGTCGCTCTTCTGAAATGCAGACTGCCTTAGATTTGTATAAGGGTATGAGGTCAGGATTGCCTACTTGGTGCATAGATAAAACAATCAAACCGACAAGGTTCTCTAATGTCATTTGCCGGGAGATTGCCAATCTTACACTGTTCAATGTCAATGTTGAGATTGATGGTAACGATGCGCTCAAGAAGAAATTTGATGAAGTGTTGAACGCTCTACAGGAGAAACAGGAAGAGAGCTGTGCTACATGCGGAATGATGATTAAGTCAGACGGACAGGGAATTGAGTTCCTGGATCCTGACTATTTCATCATCACGGATACTAACACAAACGGTGATGTACTTGCAGCAGTGTTCTTCTCGTACATCAAAAAGGGAAACAGGTACTACACAAAAGCAGAATATCACAGATTTGAGGATGTGAATGGTGAAAGAGTCTATAAGATTTCATCAAAAGCATTCAAGAGTGAAGATAAGAACCGTATCGGATCTGAAATTTCCCTAGAGAAAGTAGATGAGTGGAAAGATATTCTCCCGGAAGTAGAAGTAAGAGGGTTGGAGTATCCATTATTTGTGTACTGGCGAAATCCTTATGCGAATGCGATTGATAAGGAATCTCCTCTTACCGTGCCGGTATTTGCTGAATGCATTGAAGAGTTGAGATGGCTCGATATCGCACTCAATAAGATGGGGGACGAACAGGAAGACAGCCAGCACGTTACTTTTGTATCACAGACAGTAATCCAATATGCTAATCAGAATGGAATCAAGCTCCCTCGATTCGTGCAAGGACTTGAAATGGGAGTGGATGCAGACGGTACGATTCAAGAACATGTACCGACTATGTTGGTAGCCGAAAGAACTTCTGCCATCAACTTCTATCTATCCATCATCGGATACAAGTGTGGATTCTCTAATGGATACTTCTCGTTTGATGAGTCAAGAGGAATTCAGACAGCAACACAGGTTGAATCGGATGATAGAAGAACGCTACATACAATTGAAGCATTCAGAACAATCCTTGATGGAAAGAACCATGATGGAGTTATCCACAGAATCTTATACATTCTCTACGCTACAGGAACAGCGAACGGAACAATTCCGGCTTCCGGATATCAGACAGCTTGTGAGTTTGAAGACCTTGTGTACAACCTTGAAGATGATCGTGCACGTTGGTGGAACTATGTAGTACAGGGAAAAGTACCGGCATGGATGTACTTCGTGAAGTTTGAAGGGATGACAGAGCCAGAAGCGAAAGCAATGATTGAAGAAGCCAGTGACAAAGGCGAAACTCTCTTTGATAAATTCCAAGATGAGTAAATTATGGGGACAATGAAAGCAAGCGAATACGGTACTATGTACTTGAGGACGAAAAGTTCATTCGTTTTTCATTCCTTGACAGTGCAATGTACAGCACTATAAATATTGCTACTAACCGTCAGATGGCGGTTAAGGCTTGTTCCTTAGTAGGACGCAGACTCGGAGCATAACCGGGACAGGCCTATTCCCGGTTTCTTGTCATCTCCCCGGGAACACCTAAAATAATGCATCGAGTGGTTTTTCTTGGTTCACGCTCGATGCTTAAGCTATCATAGCTCAAATGGATAGAGCAGTTGATTACGAATCAACAGGTTTTCGGTTCGAATCCGAACGATAGCTTTCTCCGGAACTCGGAGAGAGATCTTTTTCATAACAAATTTTTCCTTACTACAGTGTAGTTGGAAGCCGTATAGCTTAATGGTAAAGCGGTGTTACTCCCCCTTACGCAGATTAAGGTTCGAATCCTTATACGGCTATTTTCAAATATGATTACCTCGGTGAAGAGTGATTTTTCAGTCATGCCGAGATGCAATGGTAACGAGATAGGCTTGTTCGAGATATTGGATAAGCTGATTCTTTCCACTGGGAGTGATTTTGGTGGTGGAGATGGAGGTTCGAACCCTCCTATTTCGTTTTTAAGAGAGGAGTAGCAATGGAAAAAGTAAACGTATTAGGAACTGAATATAAAATTATCCGTGAAGAGATGAAAGATGCAGAATATGACGGATACTGCGACTATACATCTAAAATCATCAAATTGAGAACTGATAACGTGAACAAGTTAGGTGATTTCGACTGTTTGATGAAGAAGCAGTTGCGTCACGAAATCATACATGCTTTTCTTTACGAAAGCGGATTAGGACCGAACTTTGAACATTACAAACAGTTTGGGCATGAGGAAACAATAGTGGACTGGTTTGCTATCCAGTATCCAAAGATAGAGGAAGCATTTAAGAGTGTAGGTGCGTTGTAGAAGCAGAAAGAAAGGAGAAATGAACGATGACATTTAAAGAAGCATTAAAAGCAATGAAACGTGGAGCAAAGGTGAGACTCCCTGGTTGGTTAGCTTATTATTGGTACTGGGATGAGGAAAAAGAGACGGTTATGACGCATAGTAAGCCGTTGCTCATTGGAGGCGAAGAAAATGAAACTGATATTAAAGACGAGAGAGTCGGAAGAGTTTTTGATGATATGTTAAGAGAGGACTGGATGATTGCAAACGAAGAAAATTGTCCGATAGTCTGTGACAAAGCAGTATTTTCATTTGGTGACGCTATCACATATCTGAAAAAAGGGCGTAAAGTGGCACGTAAAGGTTGGAATGGTAAGAAGCAGTACATTCAGCTTGCTACTGGGATTTCTTACAAGACAGCAGATGGAGAAATTGTAAACTGTGAACATGATGCTATTGGAAACATGGCTATTTCATTTGTCGGAACATCAGGAGTACAGATGGGATGGCTTGCAAGTCAGGCAGATATGCTTGCTGAAGATTGGGTGTTTGCAGAGTAGGAGGATTAGAAATGAAGAAATTATCAACAATTCAGAAAAGAGAAAAATTAAATGATGTATTTGCTGTAGATGAAATCGGCCCAGGTGGTGCTAACCACTTATATTGTGTGTACAAGGCTGGAACAGCAACGCTTGAAGATGATGATACATCGTTAAGAGCGGAACCGGAGAATCTGCTTCTTACATTACAGATGCAGTGCGGACCACGAAAAGAAAAAGATTCGCTTCACGGTGTAATCGACACAGATTTACTGGAAATTGTCCGTGATCGCTTAAAAGCTTTTCAGGCAGGACCGTTTTCGTCAAGAGAAAATGCTTGTGCACTTACTCATATTGAGGAAGCTCTTATGTGGATGAATCGTAGAGTAGAAGATCGCATTGAAAGAAATGTTCTTGGAAAGAACGAAAAATAGGAACTGTATGAAGATGTGTACTGAAAGATTACAAACACTTGTCATACAGAGGAGTAAACAAGGCGGTGACAATATGGCGGTATCAACTATGAATATTCTTATCATTTGCGTAACAATTTTGCTTTTTGCAATCATTACACAGGATGATAAAAATGACAAAGATGGTGAGGAATAATGCTAACACCTGAATATTTACAAAGAATAACAGAAGGGGCGGAGGAGATATCTTCGTCCCTTCATCGCACTATTATGGACATGATCATCGAGAGAATCATGAAGAGACTCGGCAGAGGTGAGGACTATCTGCTGACACAGACAGACCGATGGCAGATACAAGTGCTTCAAGAGTCTGGTGAACTGCTAGAGGATATCCAAAAGGAAATAGCGGACAAGACAAAGTTACAGCAGAAAGAAATCAAAGATGCTTTCATTGATGCTGGTATCACTTCGTTGAAACGGGATGATGCTGTGTATATTGCAGCCGGACTCACTCCAACAGCACTGATGCAATCTCCAACCATGCTCAGGATCCTCGAGAGAGATTACCTTGCTACTGCCGGAGAATGGAACAACTTCACACGGACCACAGCACTGGATGCACAGAGGACTTTCATCAATCAGATGGACAATGCCTACCATCTTGTATCTACTGGTTCTGTATCGTACACACAAGCGGTCAGAGATGTAATTAACAATATCACAGAAGTAGGACTCAAAGTGAACTATCCTACCGGGTACAGAATGAGCATTGAGTCAGCAACGATGATGATCGTGAGGACAGGAGTGGGACAAGCAGCTGCCGACATCTCCATGAAGAGAATGGAAGAAATGAACTGGGATACTGTTCTTGTGTCTGCTCACTTAGGAGCACGTACTGGTAATGGTGGAACGAATCCAGGCAATCACTTGTGGTGGCAAGGACGATTCTATTCACGGAGTGGGAAAGATAAGAGATTCCCAGACTTCGTTAAGACCACAGGCTTCGGAACTGGCGAAGGACTCTGCGGATGGAACTGCCGACACTCTTTTGGAAGTGGAGATGGGGTGAACAATCCTTATGAGGACAAGAAGATTAACTTCGCTGATAACCATAAGGCTGAGGAGTTACAGAAGAAACAGAGAACACAGGAGCGCAGAATCCGTGATACCAAACGGAAGATACAGAACTTACAAACAGCTGTGGATAACTGCAAGGATGATAAGGCAAGGTTTGAACTACAGAATATGCTAGACCGCAAGGCTCACACGCTGAAGCTTCAGAACAAGCGGTACAGCACATTCTGCGAAGAGAATGACTTAAGAGAGTACGCTGAACGCTTAAAGGTTGCTCAATGGGATAGAAAGCAAGCTATGAAGAGTGCAGCTGCTGCAAGAAGATACGAAAGTGCGAAAAAAGGCTAAAGATGGGTACAAAGATTTTGTTGAAATCATTCATAATGGTATGTGGAGATACATTTTTCTTCCTTTCGTGTGAATACCTACTAGGGGAATCCTGTTAAGAAGCGGTCACGCGCTTCGGTAGGTTTTGCTCTGTAATGAGCTAAGGACGGATGTGAATCTGCCTTTCTATAGCATCTGTTCTTACGTGGTAGCGGTTATGAGGGTTCAACTCCCTCGACCACGATTACCCTGACAGAGGTTTATCTGTCTGAATCCCTACCGTGGACGAAACGGTTAATAAGATACGTTGAGGAGGATACGCAACATGAAAAACATTTTACAGATTCTTTCTGATGCTGGTCTTGAGATTACAGATGAGCAGAAGAATACAATCGAAACCAGTGTGAATGAGAATTACAAGACTCTTGCCGACTACGAAAAACAGGGAAGAAAGCTTGATACGGTCACACAGGAAAGAGACACTTATAAATCACAGTATGACACAGCCAAGACAACTCTTGAAGGCTTTGAAGGAAAAGACTTTGATGCCATCACAAAAGAACGTGATGAGTGGAAAGTCAAAGCTGAATCAGCCGAAAATGAGTGGAAAGCAAAGCTTGCAGAAAGCGAAAAAGATTATGCTGCAAAGATTGAAGAGAGAGACTTCAACGATGCTCTTGTGAAAGCACTGGCAGGTGAGAAATTTACATCTGACTTTGCAAGAACAGGAATTATCAGCATGATCAAAGAAAAAGGGCTGAAACGTGAAGGTGAAAAAATTCTCGGACTCGATGATTACATGACAGAGCTGAGAGAATCACAGAAGGATGCATTCGCACAGACAGATGCACCGGCTGCACCGACATTCACGGTACCAACGACAAAGGGCGGAGAGTCAAGTAAGACTCCTGTGTACACACCACCTACTGTATGGTAGTCATGCTATAGCACGGTTATCAATTCGAGATAACCGTTGACCTTAAACAGTTAAAGGAGATACGAACATGGCAGATACAAGAATTACGTCATTAAACACACTTCTCGACACTACTGGAAAGATGTTCCTTGCTGAGGAATACGGAAAAGTAATCGAGAACGTACAGAAACTAACAATTTCCGGAAAAATGAAAAATACAGAACTTTCCGGTGATCCACATGCCGGAACAGTAGAAGCAAAGAGATTTGCAAATGCTGTACCAAAGAACTACGGAACAGCTAGAACAGCAGCTAAAGGTGATGGTGTTAAAGGTAAACCGGTAACAATTCCGATTGATCAGGACAGAGAGATCGTAGAAGAAGTAGAGCAGAAAGATGTATCTCTGCTTGGAGTTGAAGGACTTATTGCTAAGAGAACAGCAAACCATGCTCTTAGAATGGCAGCTGAACTTGATACTAAGTTCTTTGAGGTTGCTGCAGCAGATGCTACAGAAGTAGATCTGACAGGAATCACAGCTATCGAAGAGATTGCAGAGAAAATGATTCAGCAGTGCGAGACAACAAAGAATGAGTACGTGGACGGAGTACCGAGAGCAATGATGCACATGGTTCTTGATCCGGACTACTACGGAAAAATCAGAACATACCTTGATAAGGTTACAGTACCAGGTGTAGGTGCAGCGGACGAGGAGTTCTACGCTTTCCACGGTGTTAAGACATACTCATGCGTACATCTTCCACAGGATGCGAAAGCACTTGTTATGGTTGACGGTGCAGTAGCACAGCCGGTAATGGCAGAGCCATACAACGCAGAGAAGATTCCGCTGTCAAACGCTTACGGAATCGAACTGTTCTACCACTTCGGAACTAAGTCTGTAACACCGGACCTTATTTTCAAAAACAAGAAAATTGGTGGTTGATAAGAATGAAGTTCCTGGATAAAGAGACAGGATTGTACCTTTCTACTGGTAATGCCGAGAGTATTGCCAGTATGAAAAGCAATCCGCAGAAGTATGAAGAAGTAAATGACAAGCCACAGCGAAAGCCGAAAAAGGCAGCAAGCAAAGAGGAGTAAGGAGATCAGACATGGCATACACAGATTATCAGTTCTATACAACTAAATATTTTGGAGATGCCGTGACAGAGGAAGAGTTCCCTAAGTACGCAGAACGAGCAAGCGATCGTTTGGACAGAATTACTTTTGACAGATTAGCGGATGGTCTTCCAGAGGACGAGAAAGCTAACACAAAGGTTCAGAAAGCTGTCTGTGCGGTTGCTGAAGTTCTGTATCAGATCGACTCAATCAGAAAAGCATCACTAGATACTGTGGGTGTGATTAAACACGCTGACGGTACAGTGAGCAAGAAACAAGTATCATCCATTACGTCAGGTGCTGAAAGTATCAGCTTTGCAACTGGGACTAGCGGAGCATCCGACAGCATCTATGCACGAGCGTCAATGGATAAGAAAGTGGAAGCTATTCTGATTCGACAGGTGGCTTCTGAGTATTTGCAAGGAGTTGTAGATAAGGAAGGAGTGTGCCTACTCTATGCTGGTATTTAGATGGCTTAAGCGGTTAATGTGCCGACATGAAAAATTGACATATTCTTCAACTTTCCTCGATGAGGTCGGATACCATGAGTACAAGACTCATCATGTATGGAAGTGCAAGGAATGTGGAAAAGAATTCTATTAAGGAGGGGATACCGATGTATGACAAGACTGTGACTGTATTTAACAAATACATTGACAAGAGTGATGCCATATATTGGTATCCTCATGTTATATCCGGAGTCACACTTATTACGGATAAGGCTGCAAACGTTGCCAAGACCGGTTTGGAAAATGCTGATACAGCGAAACTCCATGTGCCTTTTGTGGTACGTGAAGGAGAAAGGACAGTGTGCAATCTTTCCTATCTCACTCCGAAAGTGTGGAAAACTACGGAAAACAAAGAGGGTTCAATCACATTCTCAACAGGTGACATCTTCTTGGAAGGTGAATATCCGGAAACGGTAATTGCCGATGAAGACTATACGTCACGCACAAACAAAGGATTCTACGATTATCTGAATAAGAAGATGGACAATGTTTTCTTAATCACAAGCGTAGGCTCTTACACACTGATTCCTCATTTTGAGATTGGGGGAAAGTAATATGGCAAGCAAGACATTTCATTTTCCAAGCTTCTCAATCGTAAAAGGTGACATCAAAGTAAATGTCAGCTTGAACAGATTTGAAAAGCAGTTCCAGGAAGCACAGAACTGGCTAGATGGCCGAGTGTTCACTGACATGGAAAAGTATATGCCGTTTCGTGACGGTAACATGAGAAACGTGTCTGCGATTATGAGCAGGTCCATGCAAGGAAGCGGTCAAGTGATTGCCGGTGCTCCACCTTACGGAAGATTCCTCTATGAAGGAAAAGTTATGGTAGATCCTGTCACAGGCTCACCGTGGGCAAGGGCCGGAGCAAAGAAAGTGGTCACGGACAGAGACCTTGTGTTTGACAAGACAGCGCATCCACGCGCAACAGACCATTGGTTTGATGCTGCAAAGGAACAATATGTGAAGTCTTGGGCGAAAGGAGTGAAGAAACGTGCCGGAGGAAAGTAAGAAACCGGTCAAGTACGATGTAGACGGTTACGAAGCTGTAACTGATGCACTCGTTTCTCTTCTCAATAGTTTTCCAGGATTAGAGGAAGACGAAAAGATAAGATTCTCCACACTAGATGAAAATGGCGGTATTGCCTTCTATCCAGTGACAGGAGCGGTGATTGCACTGGAAAAGAAGAGTGTAACTGGCAAAGTAGACCAGTTGTGCAACTATCCTTTTTATGTGATCTACCGGTCTTCAATCGACTCTCCAAAGATTAAGGCCAGTATCAAAGAATTCCTCGATACTCTTGGAAAGTGGCTTGAGCAGCAGACCGTAATCATTAATGGAGAACAGAAGAGACTGGAAGAATATCCAGTGCTTACAGAAGAGAGAAAAATAGAGGAGATCATAAGACTTACACCGGCCCACTTAGATAATGTGAGTGATGGTAATGTCCAAGATTGGGCAATCAGCATCTCCTTGAAATACAGAAACATATTCTACAAGAAATAACGGAGGATAACAAAGATGAAATTAGAGCGTGAAGCGTTGATGCATTATCTTGATGCATCGTTTAAAAAGACACCGGCAACAGCAGAGTGGGCGGTTCTCGGTGACGATATCGAGGAAATGTCCGTGGAGCTTAATCCAGACACGGAACAGAAGAGGACCATTCTTGGAAAAACTGTGACAACTGATAATGGATATGCACCTTCCATGTCAGCTGATCCATTCTACGCAGATCCAGCGTCCAAACTGTATCCGAAGATTAGAGAGATTGCGTTTAACCGTCTGAAAGGTGATAAATGCAAGACTCTTATGCTTGAAGTAATCGTAGAGGATACGTCAGCAGCTAAGCATCTTGCTTATGTACAGGAAGTAATGGTTAAACCACAGTCTTATGGTGGAGATACAACTGGTGTTAATATTCCATTCGATGTAACAGACGATGGTGAGAGAACAAAGGGTTATGTCACAGCTGAATCTCTGAAATCAGGCAAGCCAGTATTCGCAGAGGGTGAAATCGTAGCTGCTTGAACTGAAGAACTTTCGGTATACGATGAAGATCATAAAGAAGTATTCGGCTTAGAATAGGCGAGAAAGGACGATACAATGAGCAATAAAATAGCAAAACCAATGGCAAACAAGATTGTAGTAGATGATGGTAGCAAGGTCTACACGATTGAGAACAAAAGAGGAAAGGTTCTCGGCAAGTTCGAGTTCAGACCTACAGACACAAACATCGTGAAGAGATATGAGGAAGTAGTTGAGTACTACAATTCCTATCAGCTGCCGGAGAATCCAAGCGATGCGGATATGAGAAAAGCAGAGGATGACATTATGGAGAAGATCTCCTACCTTGTCGGAGAAGATGCGAAAGAGACATTCTTCTCAATTCTCGGAGCATTCTCACCACTGGCAAATGGGGAACTGTACATGGAGAACGTCCTGTCCTCTATCGCAAAAGTGATTGAGCGTGAGATGAACATCCGTACAAAGAAGGTACAGAGTCGCATGAATAAGTATGTGGCGAAGTACCACAACTGATGGATCCGTGGAAACTTCCCACATCATTAGAAGTTAATGGAAAAGAATATTCGATACGCTCCGATTTTAGAGTAGTATTGGATATTCTTTCTGCTATGAATGATCCGGACATCTTCGAACCTGGCATGACAGAGGAAGAGAAACAACAGGAGAAAGCACTCACGATGCTTAAAATCCTCTATGCTGACTTCGATTCTATGCAACCAAAGGACTGGCAAGAAGCCTGTCAGAAAGCGTGCGAGTTCATTGATTGCGGTATCAAGAATGATGGCAAACCTAGACCTAGAACAATGGACTGGGAACAGGATGCACCTATCATCATACCGGCTGTGAATAAGGTCAATAACGGTGATGTACGTTCTGTAGACTATATGCACTGGTGGACATTCTTCGGACTCTATATGGAGATTGGAGAAAGCACATTTTCAACAGTAGTCAGCATCCGTGACAAGAAGAGAAAAGGCAAGAAACTTGAGAAGTGGGAACAGGAATACTATAAGAACAATAAGTCCATTGTAGACTTACATCAGAAGAGTACAGAAAGAAGTGACGAAGAGAAAGCAGAACTTCGCGAACTCTTCGGATTGAATAAATAACCGGATATCAATAGAGATATTCGCTGACCGCAGATAATTAGCGGTGGAAAGGATTAGAAATGGCACAAGCCGACGGCTATATCATAATTGACACAGAGATTAACGCTGACGGCATGAAAGCCGGAAGCAAAGAAGTTGAAGCAGCTGTCAGAAGAATGGCAAACTCTGTAAATGACATGGGGAACAAAGCGCAGACAGCTCTCAACAAACAAGCTGATGCATTCGCTAAGTTGAACAATGAATACGCTGCACAGGAGCGTAAGGTTGCTGAAATAAAGAAAAGAGTTGCTGAGTACGGTGAACAGAAAGTACCAACAGATGAATACAGAGAGATACAAACACAGATTTCACAGGCTACTCAGAAACTGAATTCGCTGAAAGCTGCACAGGATAAATTTCTTTCTACTGGTGGAAAGCAGAGTAGTTCATCTTTCAAGAAGATGCAGTATGACATAGAAGAGCTTGAGAATGAAATCAAATATGCAAAAGCAGAATTAGCTGACTTAGAAGCGTCAGGTGGAGCGTTTACGCTTGGGTCTAAGACACAAGAAGCAGCTGCCAGTATGCGCACATTGCAAGCAGAAGAGAGAAAACTTGCTGACATGAATAATCGTCTTCACACTTCTTACAATTCTGTAAAAGGAAGTATTGATGATTACAAACAGAAGTTGATGAGTGCGACACCGGCACAGCAAAAAATGGCGAATGCAAGTGAAAAGTCTTCAAAGTCTATCACTAAAACTGGGAAAGCTGCAAACAGTGCGAGGTTCGGCATTGGAAGAATGCTTAAGATGTCCTTACTAATGAGCATAGCATTCAGAGCGTTTTCGGCTGCAATTAGTGCTATCAAGGATGGGTTCACAAACCTTGCACAGTACTCAAGTAGCACAAACAACAGTATATCAATGCTGTGGGGAAGTCTCGAAACACTTAAGAATAGCCTTGCGACAGCGTTTGCACCAATTCTTAGTGTAGTAGCACCGATTCTTAGCAAGTTCATTGATATGCTTTCAACAGCTGCAAGTTATGTAAGTATGTTCTTCTCATTCCTATCCGGAAAGAGCACATACACGAAAGCAATCGCAGTACAAAAAGATTATGTCGGAAGCCTTAAGGATACGGCAAGCGGTGCGAAAGATGCAGCAGACGGAACAAAAGAAGCTGCGGAAGCTGCGGAAGAGTACTTATCACCACTTGATGATATCAACAAAAGGAATAAGCAGGACTCGGGAAGTGGTTCTGGCGGATCCGGTGGTGGTGGAGGTGGTGCCGGTGGCGGTTCCGGACCACTGTTCGAAGAAGTACCAATTGACAATAAGTTTGCATCCTTGCTTGATTCCGTATTGGACAAGCTGAAACAGATCAGAGACATCTTTATGGATGGTTTCTGGGATGGACTTGGAGATTACAAGCCAGTACTTGAAGAACTGAAGAAAGACCTTAAGTCTATCGGAGAACACATCAAAGATATCTTCACAGATAAAAATGTTCAGGAAGCAGTTAAGAGATTCGCTACATTGTTCATTTATAACATGGGCAAAACAGTAGGCTCATTTGTTTCGATTGGGTTAACAATAGCAGCAAATGTTGTTGGAGGTATTGAAAGCTACTTAGAAGAGAATACAGACAGAATCAAGAAGTGGCTTGTGAGGATGTTCGATTTAGGCTCAGAGATTTCCATAATTGTAGGAAATTTAAGTGCAACAATTGCAGAGATATTCCAACAGACATTCGGATCACAGACAGCACAGAACATTACTGGCAATATTATTGGCATATTTACCACAGCGTTCGGAGAAATTATTCTACTTGCCACAAGCTTTGCAAAAGATGTAATGGATGCGATTGCAACACCTATCATCGAGAACAAAGATAAGATTATTGAAGCTATCAATAACACGCTGAAACCAATAGAGGAGATTACTCAATCTATAGAAGACTTCGTACAGAAGTTAGCAGATAAGCTGACTGAACTGTATGATGAGCATATAGGACCGTTTATCAATGATGTTGGAAGTGGCTTATCAGAAATAGGTGGAACACTTCTTGATACCTATAACCAGTATATCGCACCGATTCTTGATCAGTGGGCGCAGAAGTTCGATGAAGTCTTAAACGGACCAGTGGGCGATGCAATTGACCACATCATTGACGAAACTGGAAGGCTGATTGATGGACTTAATTGGCTGTGGAATAACGTACTTATTCCTCTTATACAGTGGTTGATAGAGAACGTGATTCCAGTACTTGCACCTATAGTGGCATGGATTGGTGATACGCTTCTTTCCATTGTTGCCAGCGTAACTGGAATGGCAGATAGCGTTCTCAAACAGCTTGATGGAATCATCCAGTTTTTAACAGGAGTTTTCACTGGGGATTGGGCGAAAGCATTGAGTGGAATCTTGTTATACGTTGAAGGATTTAAGCAGAACATTAATATTATCTTCAATTTCATCAAGAATCAAATACTTGATCCGCTGTCAAAATGGCTTGACGGAGTATTCAAGGTGGATTGGGTAAAAGACTTTGGTGTAATTGGAGATTACATGAATGCATGGCTTGCGAATATTCAGAACATTGTTGCAGCTGTGAAACAGGCATTTAGCGGAATCGTTGATTTTGTAAATGGTGTCTTATCAGGAGATTGGCAACAGGCATGGGATGGTATCAAGAATATCTTCGGTGGTGCTTGGAATGGCATGTTAGCAATCATCAAATCTCCAATTAACGGAATCATCGGATTGATGAACGGACTCCTTAGAGCTGCACAGATCATGCAGAATGGCGTTGCTAATGCACTGAACAAAATGAACATATCAGTTCCATCATGGGTTACATCATTAACTGGAGTATCATCTATCGGATTCCATATATCAAAATGGAGTGCTCCACATATCCCTTACCTTGCACAGGGTGCTGTTATCCCACCAAACAAAGAGTTCATGGCGGTACTTGGTGACCAGAAAAGCGGTAACAACATTGAAGCACCTGAAAGCCTTATCCGTAAGATTGTAAGGGAAGAAACTGGTAACAGCTCACGCAAGATTGAAGTGCCGGTATATCTGAACCGTAGACAGATTGCGAAGGCTGTGCTTGAAGAAGGAAAGAACATGAGAACACAGACGGGAAGAAATCCGTTTGAAATGGCTTAGGAGGTAGAATATGGCACAGAACTATTTAAAATTCGGCTCATTCACACCACCAGATGTGGATGAGGACGGATATCAAATTTCATTCGCTACTACCTCTACAGAAAACTCAGGAAGAACCATGAGGGGAAATATGAAAAACTCCCCTCTCTTCACAATAGAAGCTTATGAGCTGAAATGGAGTGACATTAAGGTAAGTGACGCAAGCAAAATTCTCAAAGAGGTTATGGGAAAGAGCGGATTCGACTTTTTCCATCTTAACATTTATGAGAATAGATGGGAAACCAAAAGGTTTTACGCAGCAAACTTTAATGCTCCATGTGTCAGTTTAGTAGAAGGCGAAGAGAAACTGGATGAGCTGAGTTTTCAAGTAACATCGGAAAATCCAGTGTTATAGATTTCACCGGATATCGAAAGAGATATTCGCTGACCTTAAATAGCTAGAGGTAGATTATGAAGAATGTAAGCAACGAATTTAAAAACATCATAAAGTCAGGCGGTCCGTTTTATGCTTATGCATCGATCACACTGAAAAATGGCAAAAATCTTACACTTGATTCGGATAACGATTTCTTCATAAGCGGTAATGGATACACAGAAGACGGAGGAGATGGATTCCCACTGGGATCCGCTCTCTCCAAGTCCGTTACGCTTGTCATTGATAACATCGATGAGAGATTTTCCAAGTATGATTTTTACTATGCACAGATTTCACTCTTCACTGAAGTTGACATCGAAAGTAGAAGCTATGATGCATGGAGAGATGTGAAAGGTGAGGAAATTCTCGATGTCAATGGCAACACGATTATGCTGACGAAATCAAGAATCGAGAGATTGAACGAGGGTACATTTACAGTACTTGAGCCAATAGCGGTTGGAGATACGATAGAACTTGTAGGTTATGATTCAATGTACAAAGCAGATGCAGACTTCACGTCTAAGCTATCTTATCCAACAACAGCTGGACAGCTTCTAAGAGAAGCGTGTAGTACATGTAACATCACGCTTGGAAGTCCGAAGTTTAAGAACGATGATTTTGTGATTGAACAGGCTCCGGAAAAAGTGACTTGCCGAGAAGTAATCGGATATATCGCAATGCTTGCCGTTGGTAATGCTGTGATTCAGAACGGAACACTTGTTATTAAGAGTTACGACTTTTCTGCAATATCGAAGATTACAAATAGGGATGACTTAGTGGAAGATGTTGGCTATAGCATTTTGATGGACTATCAGTCAAATCCGGACATTAGCACAGATCCTGTTGTAATCACTGGAATTGCGACCACAAAGAAAGTAGAAAACGAGAGTACAATCTTAATAAGAGGTACAGATGATTATGCACTTGAAATCACGAATCCTCTTATTGAAGGACATGAAGATGATGCAATCAATCTGATTGGAGATGTATTGATCGGAGTTAAGCTGAGAGGTTTTAGCGGAGAATTCTTCCCTGATCCAACGATCGAATTCATGGATCAGGCTTGCGTGGTAGACCGGAAAGACAAAGTTTATCCAACATTTATCACATCTCTTGAGTTTAATTATCTTGGCAGCAGTTCATTTTCTTGCGGAATCAAGGATCCGGAACGGCAGAAGAGCACTTATTACAGCGAAGCTACAAAAGTGTATGAGAAAGCCAAAAAGGAAATCAAGCAGAACAAGACAGAATTTGAAGCAGCTGTCGATAATCTGAACAAGACGCTTGAGAGTGCTTCTGGAATGTATTCTACAGAAGTTGTGCAGCCGGACGGAAGCGTAATCTCATACATTCATGATAAGCCGACAGTAGAAGAGTCCAAGAACGTAATTAAGGTCACATCTGAAGCTATCGGTATCTCAAGTGATGGCGGTAAGACGTATCCTTACGGACTATTCCTAACAGGAGACCTTATTACAAGAATCTTGTATGCTATCGGCATTAATGCTGATTATATTAACTCAGGTTCTCTCACTGTAAAAGATAAGAATGGAAACATTACATTCTATGCTGATACGGAGACAGGACGAGTTACTATCAATGCAGAGTCAATATCCATCACCGGTAAGTCTGTGGAAGATATTTCCAATGGTATTGTAGATGATTTTGTAACTAACATTTACAAGACAGATATGGACGAGATTAAAAACTCCGTCCGGAACAAGATTGAAACATGGTATCAAAATAGTGATCCGTCTGTGAATTGGGGAATTACCATTGAAAAACCTTGGTGTGACATAGACGGAAATCCAATTCTTGATGTTAATGGAAATGAAATAACGCTCTTATTTGAAGAGTTAAAGTCAGAGCACGAAGGTGACTTATGGAAAGACCTGTCTACGAATGATGAGTATATTTATCGGTCCGGGCATTGGGTGAAGATGCAAGTTCCGGATGAAGTCTTTGACGAAATCGATGGAAAAGCACAGGTATTCATTAATACGCCTGTTCCACCGTATCGAGTTGGTGACTTATGGTTTGACGCAGACACACAGGAGATACTCACTTGTGTGGAAAGCAGAGATACAGGAAAGTGCGTGAAGTCCGATTGGCAGAAAAAGACCAAGTATACCGATGATAGCGGATTGAATAGCTTTATCAAGTCCGTGTATGATCCTAAGATTGCTGAATTACAGAGTCAGATTGACGGACAGATCGAAACATGGTTCTATGACCACGAACCTAGCTTGCAGAACGAACCGGCTGTGAACTGGACCACAAACGAACAGAGGAAAGAGCACGAAGGTGATTTGTTCTTCTGGAAGTCCACAGGATATTCCTACCGATTCTTGCAAGATGGAGCTGTGTGGAAGTGGCAGATTGTACAGGATACGGATATCTCGAAAGCACTTGCAGCAGCGGAAAAGGCACAGGACACAGCAGATCATAAGCGTAGAGTCTTTGTAGTGACTCCACAGCCACCTTACGACATAGGTGACCTTTGGGTACAGGGTGATGATGGTGACATCATGCGTTGCTGTGTTGCAAGAAGTGAATCGGCTTCTTTCTCGGCATCAGACTGGGAAAAGGCATCAAAGTACACGGACGATACAAGAGCCAATGAGGTACAGAAAGAGCTGGAAACAGTCAATAAGGACTTGCAGAATCAGATTGATGGCAAGATTGAGACATACAATCAATCTGCTGATCCGGCAGCTTCATGGACAACAGCTGAACTGAAAGCAAAGCATACTGGCGACTTATGGTACAACTCAAAAACCGAAGAAACAATGCGTTGGAACGGTTCAGCGTGGTCAAAGTTAAGTGATGCGGATGCGAAAGCTGCAAAGAACCTTGCTGTCACAAAGAAACGTGTATTCAGCGTAACTCCTTATCCACCTTATGATACAGATGATTTATGGGTGCAAGGTACAAACGGTGACTTGATGCGATGCGTGACCTCACGTCAGAGCGGAGAGTATGTCGCATCTGATTGGGTCAAGGCTACCAAGTACACAGATGATTCCGCGGTAGACAAGCTAAACAAAGCTCTGACTTCCGAAGAAGTGTTTAACAGACTTACTGATAACGGGAAGAAACAAGGGATATATTTGCAAGGCGATCAGTTGTATATCAACTTCTCTTATGGCAAGGGCGGTACACTTACATTGGGAGGTGTAAACAATGAAAATGGCTCAATACAGATACTAGATGCCATAGGAGCGGAAGTTGGTAAATGGGATAAAGATGGACTGAACATCAAAAAAGGCTCGATTTATGGAAGCACGATATATTTAGATAAAGAAAAAGCGTCTGCGCTCATCGTTGGCCGTAACAATTCGAAAGAAATATTCACTATCGGAAGCATGGGTATGCATATTGATAATACTAATATGGGACTTCTCGCATCGGACAGTATGGTTGTTGACCTTATGGGTGGTTGGTTTCATGGTTTAAGAATGAAAGCATCTAATAATGGAAGGGGATACGGTTCTTCAATTTCCCCAGAATGCTTCTCTATTGGATGGGCTGAGGATTTACAAGGATGGTCTGATGCAATGTCACCAGTAAAATCGTACACATTCAGCATTAGCGAGAACTCAACAGGTTGCCTTTCAATTAGAATTAATGGAAGTAATTATATTAATGATTATGTAGATATAAGCCCAAGAGAAATAAAAACAACTGGAACTAAAAACCGTGTTGTTCCAACAGAGAATTATTCAAACAGACTTCAATATTGCTACGAAACAGCTTCGCCAATGTTTGGAGATATCGGTGAAGGAATTACTGATGAGAACGGTGAATGTATCGTTGAAATCGGAGATATCTTCACGGAAACCGTAACAACACGCATTGAGTATCAAGTGTTTTTGCAGAAAGAAGGGGAAGGAGATTTGTGGATTGAAAAGAAGGAAGAGAATTACTTCATTGTGCACGGAACTCCGAATCTGAAATTTGCATGGGAACTGAAAGCAAAACAGAAAGATTACGAATATGTAAATCTTGAGGAAGATGTTGACAGGGAAGAAGAATTACCTGAAAGCCCTGAGAACATATTAAACGCGGAACTAGAAACCTTGATTAAGGAACAGGAGGAACTTTTAAATGAAACAGCTTAGTGGTTTTTCAATTTTAAATGTAAATGGAATGGATAGAGCGACATTTACTTATGACGAGATTGACGAGAGCGGAAATCTTGTATCGCACAACAATAAGAAATCGTTCTATATCGTTGATGCTGAACTCAAAACTCATGTAGATGCGATTAGAAAATTTATCATAGTAAACAAGGTTGACGAGGCGTAAGAGCATGAATAATGCTCTACCCTTTTAATTAATGATTCAGCAAAGGAGAATTAATCATGGAATGGAAAAGTTACACAACTAAAGAAACACTGAAAGACAATGACGAATTAATGATTCTTGACAAGGATGCAAATGCAAACAAGCGTACACTGATGGACAAGATATGGGATTATGTTGTGGACAAGATGACTACAGCAGTTATCGCAAAGTTAGGAACAACTAACAAGACTTTGATCGGGGCAGTTAATGAATTAAATAGTAACACTTGTAAAAACATACTAAATCATGCAATAGATAAAAATAATATTGATTCTATTTCTGTTGATGTATCTAAAATAAGAACTAACGGTCAAAGTATTCCATTTCTTCTTATCCTTACTGACTGGGGTACTGGTAGATGCGAAATGACTTATGGGTGCTACAGAGGTAATGATAAACTTCAGATTCCATATATACTTGATACTGGGAATAAAAATGTTATTTGTGACGGTGAAAATTTAACAGTAACTTTCACAATGTCGTCTTATTGTAAAATAATATATTGAAATCTTTGGTAAAATAGTAAGGCGAAGATTTGTACCCAACAGATATATGCGGGTGCCATATATAAG